CATATATGCTTTCTTTAATTGATCTAACCACAGTTTTACTTCCTGTATTTCCGACAATTCCTCTATCTCAGTTGTAATATCAAACCAATCTGACGCCGCGTTGGTCATCTTGCCCATTATCCCTGCACCAAACAACAAAAGTCCGTGTGTCCCCGTGCTATCTAATATCTTCTCCATTTTCTTAGCCCCCTCCCCAGACCTACTTATAACATTTTGGCGGAAAGGCAAAAGGTTTTCAACCAACTCTTCTAGATGGGCGGAGTAAGTGCCTCGATTACTCTCAAGTTGAATGAACCGGTCTTTTATTGTCTTTGCGTCGGCTGCCATTAACTCGATTCCTCTTTAATATAGACATTCTTTTTGTTCAGGCATCGTTGTCTCGTCTCTCGGCGCGTTCTTCCACTTCAACCGCGCATGGCCGCACTCGCCTACCCATTCGTAGTCAGGCGCGCTGTGGGAGACTACATAAACCTGTAGAGAGTCGTATTGGGCACCGCATTCAGAACATTGGATGAAGCCGTTGGGGAAGTCGGGGTTAGACATATTGGACCTCCTGTAATTTACGATGTTGTTTGTATTCTGACTGGTACTTGTTGAAACATTCCCTATGCCTACCATTACTCTCCGAGCCAGGGGAAAAATATAGATTTTCCCGTTTGTCATAGGTTTTACAAAACTTGCATTTATACCAGTCATAATGGCTACATTCTGCGAAGGCTCTATGCCTGGCGTGATATGACCTGTGCGCTACGTTAGACTGGAAAAGCATAAGATTGCCAATAGAAAATTATTGGTCACATCACCATCAATATGGTGAATCGCTTCACTTTTAAGAATAGGTCTTCCTAACGATTTCTCCATTATCAGCATGTGTTCTCTTACATAACCCTTTGTGTCGGCTCTTAGATGTTCTGACATATAGGTCAAGGGATAGCCGAAATAATGAAAAATCCTTCCTACGATGGGATTCTTTCTAAGGTGATGGTATGCGATAAATCTTTTTCCCATTCCTACAGTGCCACCACAACCGCATACACATAACCTATTGGTATTATTCATCATTCGCCCAATAACGTCTTCCTCTGCACCGTCGCAGTATCCGTTACCCCCGCCCCACCTGTCAGTAATGTCGAACTCCGTCCCTTGGCCAGAACTCCCGCCTTGCGCTGCCGTTCCTCCGCCGCCTTTACCTCAGCACTGTTATCAGTTGGCATATACATAATTTGCGGCGCTTGTACCGCTTGTGACGATTGTCCTCCCCAAGCTCTATCCAAATCCGGTTGACCACTGTTGAATATTCCACTCATTATTATCCCCCCCCTTGACAAATTCGAGGTTCCAGTATAACCCTATCCTTAAAGGAGATTCTGATTATGAAAAATATCATCTTTTCCCTTTTAGCCGTCTGCTTCCTTTCCGCCTGTTCCCAAGCATGGATCAAACCCGGCGCATCTAATGAAGAATTTTACCGGGACAGTTATCAATGTGAACGTGACGCCGCCATGATCCCCTATCCCTCGTCCGCCTATTCTAACTCTCCTTCCCAACCCGGTGATAAGTTTTTTGCCCTGAGCGATGATTTAACCCGGTTATCCCGCAAAAATCAATTATACGACCGTTGTATGCAGTCAAAAGGGTGGAAGAAAGAGTAATTGTCATAATGGCAATCCCTTTATCATATTTCTATAGTATTGTCAAGTAACTATCCGAATACGTCCCACTGTGTTATCGCTGTCATATTAACCATTTTACGTTCTGATCCCCTGATAGTTGTCCGCGCCATACACTCATAATTAAACGCATGGCGGAAGTGGTCTGTCCCCAACTTCACATAGATATATCGTTTACTTCCGGTCTCCTCATCCTCCTCTATCTTTTTGGCTACGTTATGAAGATGCCCCGCGAACTCCTTAACTATCTCACAGTTCTTGGGTAGAAATATCTTACGAAACATCACCTGGTTATGACTCTCGTCCAAAGATTCAGTCCGGTTGCAAGCCACCGTCAGGGCTTCCTCATTCCAGGCATAACCGTTCTTCTGATGTATCTGGTAATAGTTGAGGTACACCTTCCTTTTGTGCCGCTCTGCAAAGGCCCTGGCATTCCGGGTCTCAGGCAAAGCGTCCACTACACACCGTTCAATGTTAAAATTCTTCATCAAGCGGTCAAGGTCTTCCCAATCCTTATATACTCCCAAGTGAATCAGACTGTCCCCCCGGTCTAATCCCTTCTTCCCTATTACCACGTGTAAGTCTTTCCCCTGGTCAACCCCCATCGAGCACGGCCCAGGGCTGGCGCTCTCAATCCCATCGTTGCCGCAGAGATGTAAGACCTCTTCCAAACTCAGGCGGTTCTCGGCCTCAATGTAAGCGTTCCCGATCTTGAGATTATAGAAGTCATGGAGGTTCGTGGTCGTGCGAAACTGCTTGAGGATGTCCGCGGGATCAACATAAGACGAAAACAACTGAGAGTAATGGTATCCCCTCTGGTCCGCCACCCGCGGGTGCTTCGCTACCCACTCGCCTACCGCCGGGTCAAGCTCACCCTGGCACCGCTCACAGGCCCGTATTACCGTGCCGTCCCTCTCTACCAGGCACCCAGGGAACGTATCCTCTAAGCAGGTGTAATGCCCGCAAGCAAGGCACTTGAGAAGCCAGTACCTCTGATCGGTTCCTTGAAATGCCTTATCAATTCCGTAATCCGGGATCGTAGGGTTAGACAACTTGAGCGATTCCCTGATCTCCGAATGGCTCATCCGCTCTTGGGCCATATCAATCCCTTTCTGCGGTGCCTCGTCAAGCTCATCGTAAATTACCAGGTCCGCCGGTACTGACTTCAAGCCCACCCTAGACCTCATCCCCCGTAGATAAAGGAAGGTATTCCATATCTTCTTGATCCCAGCACTGTCCGTCTCTGTTACCCACTTGCCTATCGTATCCGGGTTGTCCGCAATCAGAGGAGATATGCGCCCCTTCGAGAAGTCCAACACATCCGATTTCGAGGGGAAAAGGTAGAGAATCCCCCGGTAATCCCCATACCTGGCGCTATACATCGTCCGCAGCATGGCCTTAGAGGTGAGGCCCATCTGCGTCGCCTTCATTTCCACCTGATCGGGGTGCGTGTCGGCATAGGGACCTATCAAGTATTCATGCCGGTCAAACGAAAAGGGGCGACCATCAAGGACAATCTTAGAGGACGCAACCCATTCAGACAAGGGCAAGACCTGCTTCGCCTTGACCTGATCCAGCCTCAGCCTCGGGTAAAGGTAGTCATCTAAGCTCTGCGCCAGCGATGGGTTCATTTATATACTGCTCCGCAAGTGTAACATTTGCCATGTTTATGCTCAGGATATAACCTTAAACAACCTATTGTCTGCTGATGGCCCTCTCCACATAGCCACACGTGCACCTTGCCCAGCGAACACACTGACATTTTTTCATTCTCATCTCATGCTCCCAGATCGCCTCCAAAATCTTAACCTCGCCCGCGGGAGTCAATTCTGATTCGGGTACATTAGCGAAGATGTTTTCTGGTTTATCGTCCATTTCGCCCTTGCCTTTTGATCCATTCCCCCATTGATTTGCGAACTTCAAATACACCTCTGATTAAATTTGCGTCTTTTTCAATCGGGGCCGCCATTGTGTAACCCCTGTCTTTAATTACTAACAAATGATAAGTGTCACCGTAATTGGGGATAAACTCTTCATAATACCCCGGTGAATCAACCATTTCCCCTTACCCTTACCCCCTCACTCGCCCCGGATCGTTCGCCAGGCGAGACCTCAAGAGGCTATGTTTTAACAATTAACTCCCAGAAATGGTCATCAACTACTTTCTGGAACTCGGGTTCCAACGGCACCTGCGATGCTTCCAGTTTACAATAAAAGTCAGTTAGAGCTCTTTGGTGGCCCTGGCCTGGAATCGAACCGGCTACCTGCGACTTACAAGGACGCTGCTCTGCCATTTGAGCTACAGGGCCTTGGCTTGTGTCGCTTGTCGTTCGGTCCTTCACGCCGCCATCTCCCTTTCAACCTGTCCATTCTGAGCCATTCTCCGGCGTTTACGATATTCACTTTAACAACTCTGGTGATAAATGCTTCCTGTATATATCTTTAATTTATGCGGTTCATCATATTGGTTGCAATGTTTGCACTTCCGCCAGGATGAATATCCACAGGCTTTGTAAGCAGCGGTGCGCCGGTGTAGCAATAAATGATATGAACGGTCTTGACAAACAACAAGATTGCCGTGTCTATTATCTGATTTATTTTCGTTAACATGGTGCATTTCAACCTTATACGGCAAATATTTACCTAATACCTTTTCTGCTATTAATATATGTTCAAGCACGTATCCACTTGATGCTCGTGGATGGTCTGTCTGTAATACCACAATATATCCCCGGTTATGTTTCTTCCTTCCCCCCTTCCATCCATTTGCATCTGAACCAAACTTTATTCTAACATGG